TACTGATAAGTTTATCAGCCTCTTTGCCACAAGAAGGACATGTTAGTGTTTTAGTGTACTCAGTTAATTCTTCAAAGTAGTGATTACAATGAGAACACTGAAACTCAAAGAGTTTCTTCATTTTGTAATTCCTCGTAGGTTTGTTCACTCACGTCTTTCAATGAGAGAATCCATTGGAGTATATCTATTTGTCCTTTACGTTTATGATAATCTTCAAACGTATCAGTTGTTGAGATTTGATTATAAGAGTTGTATAAATTTTCTACATCTTCAATTAAATCTTTCCAACCCTTAGACGCCATCATATCGAATCTATTTTCATAGTATTCTTGTAATTTTTTATCTACAGCCATACAATAATTATATCACAAAACCTTTATTTTGTCAAGGAATCGTTTTGCTGTTGCATCTGTAGCTCAACAATTTCTTTATTTTGATCCATATCTTTTTCTTTAAGCATTAGTTCAGCTATTTTTACTCGTCTGTCAAACTCAGCTTTAATCATATCATCTTCGTTTGGTAAGTTAGTTGAAATCGCTGTAAGAACTTTAGCTTTAACAGTCTCACCCTCATACCTAGCTTCTGTAAGATGTTTTGCAGCCAATGCTTCACGTTCTCTTGCTTCACCCATTGTTTTAGCTGTCTCAGCTTGAGCTTGTTGTAATTGCAACTGCATAGCGGCTTGTTGCATTTGTTGTTGCTCAGGATTAGGTTGCATAGCCTGTTGTAAAGTAGCAAGCATCTGCTCTTTATTTGGTAGGCTAGAGTTTTGTAATACACCTTGAAGTAAGATAGGTGTAAGTGGGCTGTCAGGTCCAAGTGTTTTAAGTAGATTAATAAATTGTTGCTGTTCTACTTCACGGGCTAACATTCCTAAACTAGACGCAGGAATAAATTTCCAATCTTGTACTGGGAAGTGTTCTGGATCAAACTGCATAAATCTCCATGCAGCTTTTTCAATAAAAGGAATAAGGAACTGATCTTGAAAATTAACAAGAGTACGTTTATTCTTTTTAAGGATAGTAGCAAGAGTAACAGATATTTCACCACCTACAGGTGTTGTAGCCATATTTGCTGTATCAAGTGTTCCTGTAGCTTGTAACAACATAACTTCAAATGCTTGTGCGGTTTGAATACCACTGGCATCAGTAGACCCAAATTTAAACGGCATTAAAACTTCAGAAGGGTTACCATTTGTTAAAATAGATTTGCCTGGTCGTACTTCAAATTTACTGCCCCGTGGAAGACGTGTTGCATCCATAGCCATCATAGGAACTGTTGTTAAAGCAAGTCCATCTAAGTAACTACGAAGTTGAGCGTCAATAGCTTTTTGCATATTAACACCTTTTTCAGCAATGCCTCTACCCCAGAAACGATTTGGTACAGTATCATCTTGATATGCAATGATAGGTCTGTCTTTCATCATGTAGGGAGAGCGTTCTGCTTTAAGTAACTTAGAATCATTTCCAATAACAACTAGAGCTTCTACTAAATTACCATACTCTTCCATTAAATCTGTTACATCTTCTTCTGAGAAAAGGTCTTGAGGCTCTTCTTCTCCTACCATGTCTAGTAGTTGCTCTGGAACAAGTCCGTAGTAACGAACTACTTTAACTTTATCATCATTGTGTGCCTCGTCAATCCAACTAGCTTCTAAATCAGCATCAGAAGTAGGATCGTCATTAATGTCTACATTAAAATAGACACCATTTTTAATTCCTTCAGCAATTTTATGTGCAGATACAAATTCTTCAATAGCAACACCCATAGCATCTTCAATAGAAGTGGCTGTTGGATCAATTAAAAAGTTTTGTGGGCTAACTGGTTTTAAAATTACATTAATTTTTTCTTTTTCTTCAACACCAATGGCTACAGCATCCATATCTTGCATAGGACGTGATGCAGGAAGTAGTTCTTTTGTTTTTTTGATGTTAAGTTCACCAATACCAGTACCATAGATTGATGCTAAGAGGATTACATCACCTACAGCTTTACGAAGTTTGGTTTTTTTGAAGCACTCTTTCATGTAGTTTTTCATATATTCTACATCTTGAGGCTGTTGGTCTGCCATGTCGTCTTGAATATCGAATAAATGGTCGCCTTGACCAAAGACAGCTTCTTCAATCTCTGCTGTATGGTTTTCAATAGCTTGTTGGAGTGCTGGAGAGGTAATACGGCTACGCTCTGAATCACGCATCCGATCTTGAGCTGCCCATTCTCCTCGCCAGAGACGTTCATACTCTTTCCATTTTTCTAAGTAATTCTGATCTCGGTGGTCTCGCCACTCCTCAACATTACCTAAAACCCAATCTACTAGCTTATTCGACATAATTTTTCCTCTTTTTAGTATCCTGCAACTGCATCAATGACTTCGTATTCGTCTTCTACGTAGTCCTGGAAGTAGTCTACGATTTGTATTTGGTCAATATAAGCTAACGCATCAATTAAGTCATCATGAAGCTGTGAATTAGGAAAGTTTACTAATTGATCTATAAACTCGTTATTCCAGTCTCCATGATTTAATGTAACTTGTCCATGCTCAAAACGACCTTGTAATGCCCAAACAATTCTATCTGTTTTCTTTTGGTTACCATGAGTACAATCATCAATTCTAAAGTAATGATTATGTTTTCTCATTAAATCCATCAAATAAGGCAGTGCTGCATTTTTCAAACTACCTTTTTCAATTCCAACTGCAGTGGGTTGATAATCTACAACTGCTTTCATAATTTCTTGACATGTCTGCTTAATATCCCAGCGACCATGTTTTATGTCAGCTACCCACCACCCTCCTTCATGGACTTTAACAACTGCAATTGCTGTTTCGTCCAGTTTTTTATTTTTGTTAGACGACTCTTTATCCACATTAATAAAACCAGCAAGGTCAACAGCAATAAAATAATTACCATCATCAGGCTCTTCGTCATCAAGTTTGATCCAATCTTCTTTAAAAATATCTCGACTTGCTGCCTCAAAAGAAGCTAGGAACTCTTGTCTAAAAGCAAAGCTACTCATCGTATTTCTAGCAGCTTCTATTTCTGTTTCAGGAATCAATGGATTATCATATGACGTGTAATGAAAATTTGTCCACTGAGGGTCTTTATTGCTTTCAGCAAATTGAAACAATTCGTAAAAATGGTTACGTCCTTTGGGAGTACCTATAAAAAGCGCACCTCCCTGTACATCAGCTAATGCAGGTCTAAGAATTTGTTCCCATACATTAGGCTTAATGTCAGCATATTCATCAATCACACAAAAAGCTAGACCTACACCACGAAGTGTATCTGGTCGATCTGCTCCTTTTAAATAAATCTTTCTGTTATTAACTAAAGTTAGCACAGAAGTGTTTTCATGTGCTGCTTTAATTACTTCATGACCTAGATCTTTTAACAGCCCCCATAAAATATCTTTTGCTTGTTGATACGTAGGAGCAACATAGAACACATCTTTACTGTCACTCTTTAGAGCTTCAATAAGAAGCATCCAAGCAGCGAGTCTAGACTTACCAAAACGTCTACCTGCTGCTACAATTTTAAATCTATGATCGTCATTAAAAACTTCACGTTGTTTATCGTGAAGCTTAACTTGTAAGCTAGTCACTAATAATAACCTTTTCTTGGCTTAGGTAATATTGATGCTTGATTAGACTCTATCACTTCTGTTGCTTTTTTATAAATCTCATCTAGAGACTGGCTTGACTTTCCTATTTCAATACCAAGGGCATTGTTCATTAAATCCATTTGTTTTTCTTCTGGAGATTGACGACCTGCTGAACCTCCTATTGGTAAACCAGCTCCTCCCATCCAACGTGGAAGATTACTTTCATGCCAGTTTCCCATGTTCTTAGCAAAATCTTCCCCATACTTACGAGTCATCTCTGCGCTCCATACAATATGACGCAAAGCATCTGCTTTATCCCCAATGCCTGTTCCTTCAGGATAGCGGTTAGCCGCTTCTTGGGCTATATCTAACCCAAAGCTACGAGATTGCACTATGGCAAAAGGAGTAAAAGTATCTTCAGCCATTAAAAGTTCATTTCGTAGTTAATAAACAAACCTTTATCCCAATCGTTTTTATAAGCATTTGCAGAAAGCTGTCCAGGACCTACTGGAGCATTAACATTAGCTTCGTAACTCTTCCCATAAGGGCTGCTTACCATTTTAACTCCTAAGTTTTCTAAATTAAGAGCATATTCTTTAACTAACTCTTCAGGAGTTTTAGTGAGTACAGCACTTAATGGACCAATGTTACCTGACACTTGTTTGATGTTTTCATCCATCAAAGCTCTAAACATAGCATTATTTGCATACAGCGTTGCAAATGCATAGGGGTTTATTTTATTCTCAGAGCTTGGTTGGAAAGTTGCCCCACCTCCAACATTAACTGCGCCTACTGGGGTGTAGGTTGTATTACCTATGTTAGCTCCTACAACTGCCTCTTGAGGATTCACATAGCCTTCGAGCATTCCTTGATTGTATGGCATATTATAAAGCTCTTGATATAGACGCATGTCTTCTTCGTCTAATCTAGGAACTTTAGGCACTACCCCAAAAGGAATAAAATTATCGCTCATCTTCTTCTAAAATTTCTCCGTCAATAATGTCTTCTTCTTCAGAAGCACTAATCTTTGTTTCACCGACACCCATAATTTGGATGCTTATTTGATTGCTCCTGCCTTTCATTTTCGTAATGTAGTCTTGAGGAAGAATCCTATCCATGACTAATTTAAGACAAGCCAGCTGATCTTGGTCATCATCGTTTAATGCTTTGTCTAACACTTTCTGTACAATGTACTTTGATTTCCTGCCGAGCATCTCTGCGAGGATTTCCTGACTGCGCTGCTTTTTACTCTCAGGGAGGGTTGCTTTTTTATTTATTGGGGCTGCTAAAGGCGGTAAGCCTTGCTCCACTCTTTTTTCGTTTTCTATTTTCCTAGAAGGACGACCTGCTCCAGGGCGTTTACCACCCCTAGAATCACCTTTACGTTTTTTCTTAGGAGAAGCTTCTTCCATTGGAGAAGTTATTTCTACTTTTACATTTTCCATACAATAATTATACCATAAGTGCTTGACTTTGTCAAGAGATTCATTATTCTTATGTCAAGAAGCTCCTAAAAGCTCTTGACATATTATTAATTATAATATATAATAATTAATTAATAATTAATATATATATATAATATATATTATAATATATATATAATATATTATATAATAATAAAAAAGCCCTCTTTAAGGAGGGCTTAATTAATTATATATGTAATAAACTTATTTGTTTAATACGTACATAGTTACTTCAAAACCGAATCTCATTTCGGTTGCACATGGCTTCGTCCACATAGTCATTCCTTTCGTAAATGAAACCAAATCATTAGAGAGGGATTTCAAATAAATCCACAGAGTCTAACTTGATGGTGAAAGCTTTTTACAGCTTACAATACTATTATACCAAATTAGAAGCTTGCTGTCTTGCGTAAAATCATGAAATGCGGAGGGTGGCAACACCTGACGCAAAATTGTCAAGTGTTTTTTCGTTTTTTTTTTATTTTCTGATAAGTAAAATCTATCACCCCCCTTTTTTCCTTCTCGTATATTTAGTGTGGTACATGTACAAATAACCGAATAATCAAACATACCCCCCCTATATGATTAATTTTTAAGCAGTTGTTAAGTAACTATATTAACAAGTGCCTATTTTTTAATCAGATGTTAAGATAAATCAGTTTTACGATACCATAAGCCTACACCATACGCCTATAATCAGATCACACTTAAGTCATTGACATAATTTAGAAAATTTTAGAAAATTAAGAAAAATTTATTTCACAAAATAATCAAAAAACTTTTAAAAAAATTTAGTAATTTCCCTTAGATTTTGAAATTTCTCACGCCTTTAGTAGGTAACATTGATTATTAAACTGGAGACCTATTATGAATGAAACATTATTAGCTATGCTTATGTATATTAATCTGCCTATCTTTCTAAGTCTTTTTGCTATCTGTGGAGATTCTAAAGAAGAGAAGATTATTTGTCGATCAATTCTTATATTTAATTTAATTCTAATACTGATAAGTTTTACTTATTAAATAAAGAAATGTGATAAGTATAATTGTCTTGATTTTTTCTGTCAGTTTGAGAAAATAACATTGTAATAACTTAATAACTATATAAGGACTAAGATTATGAAAACATTAAATGAACTAGGCTTAGGCTATCTAAACCGAGCCTTACCGCAAGATGAAGTCAACGAGGACGAGTCACTCTATACAGAAGGCGACTGCATTTTATATCAATTTTATTGTGGCAATTGGAGTCAAACCATAAGACGTTGTTATGACAACGGCGTATATTGGCAAGAACTCGAAGAGTTTATTGCTGAAAAAGCAGAAGAACTAGGCATGGAACGCTATGAAAGCGACTTCTTTGGGTGGTTCGATAGCAAATTCTTTGGTGAGTTTGGCGCAAGTACAGAACGATTACGCAACCTAATAACAACAGGAACAATTACATCATAAAAACAATAATGATGGCATTTACTAAATAAAGGAGACTAACGATGGACTATAAAAGCATGTATGAAGAGTTAAAAGAGATTTTAGTCGGTGAAAGTGACACGTGGACTCATGAAGAGATTAAAGAGCGCACAACTGAATTAATAGACGCAGTCTACACGCTCGAAAGTTCAGAATTGATCTCAGACTTTGAGGACTCACAAATTATTCGAATATTAAAGGGGTTTAATCATGAAAGTTAAAAACTTAATTAGAGAACTACAAAACTGCGACCCGAACGCTGTTATCAATGTGGTTGTAAGAGAAGGATTAACACCGGATACAGATATTTGGGCAGAAGATGTTACTGAGGTTGTGGAATATGAAGACAACGCTTTTAAATGGGTTGTTATTGATCTTTGCAATGCTTCAGGGGAGGTAAAATAACTATGAGTAACGATATTATATTTGTTTGGGTGATCGCGGTTATTTCCGCGGTCATCTCCCTAATGTTTGGTATTGTAGGAGTAAACGGAGATGATGTAGCCTTGTTTATGCACTTCGTAATGATAGGTGTATCTGCATTATTTGTGGTGATAGGCTTTATCATTGGATTCATTGAATGTTATAAAGGAGGTCGGTCATGAAACAATCATACTATTGGGTGAGGTTTATGAACTACGGTATGCCACATGCAAAGCTTTATTATGTTATGTATAGTACTGATTTAGAAGCAGAATTATATAAGGACTATCCTACGGCTAAGATGTACGAATTCTCGTATGTACCTGATGGGGATGTTCATAAATTTTTAAGGGAGGAATATTAACATGTATGAAATACAAACATATACCCTTTGCGAAGGGTGGAAAAATCTTTGGACGTGTGAGGGAGTACCTGAGACATTTAAAACTTTCGGTGATGCTCTTGACTGTCTTGACTCATTCCTTGATGAATATCTTGAGGACTTTTATAATGGTTTTGTGTCTGACGTACCTGACAGGGAAACCTATCGAATTAAATTTGTAGGGGATTATGATGAAAAAGCTAGATGAATTAACAGAAAAGGAAATAGAAGAAGGACTTGAGGCTTTGGAAGAAGCTTTTAACGCTATGACACCTGAAGAGCAGCAAGGATTTATTCGAGCGGTTCAAGCAGTACAATGGATTCATTGAATATTATAGGGGGTATTAAAATGCCATATTCAGATTATTACAACGACAATAAAATAAAACAAATGTATTTCAGAGAGTATCACCGACAGCTTGACATTTTAAGCCGTAAAGGGTACAAAGGTCATACATTATGGACATGTGCAAGAGCATTTGCAGATGAAGCAGTAAAACATTTTAAACCTAGGAGACGATAAATGAAAACACCAAATGACATTTACCACGGGGATGAACACCTTGTAGAAGAGACAAGGAAACCCATTAAGCGCGAAATTGTGCAATGGAAAATTATAGCAGTTTGGGACGATGGCAGTACAGATGATATTTCTGACTATATTGTTGTTGATGATTCTTTTGAAGACCAACTAACTGATATAGAAAATGAATGGGAAGCTACGGCTGTTTGGGGGTATGAAACAACTGCAAACCCTTACGACGAGCCTAGTGATGATGATTTAATATCTAAATGGGGAGCAAATGATGCGTAAAAAACTTTTTAAAATAGAAGCGTCTGAACTGGTGAATTACTCTGTTCTAATTTCGGCTAACTCTGAGGAGGAAGCAACCGAGGAAGCCATAAAAATCTTAGCAGATACAGAACTTAGACAAGATCATATCGTTGATTATGATGGTTTTCAAACTGAGAAAATTGAGGAGGTAAATTATGTTTAAAACTTTTTTTACGAGTGTTATAATAGGTATAATAGTAGCTGTGCCACTGTGGTTTTGGGTTAAACACCAAGTTACAGATTACCGCTACCATTGCACTGAAAAAGGCACGTTATATAAATCTGTAATTAAAGATGGAAATGTTTTTCGTAAAACGCAAGATAAATGTTTATATATTAAAAAGGGGAAGTCACATGACTAAGAATCATAAACGAGAGATGATTTGGGAAGTATTTGACATATCAACACCTCTCAAAAATCAAACAATAGGTTTTGTTAAAGCACCAACGTACGCAATAGCTAACGCTGAGGCTTTTAAAAAATATATGAAGCCTATTGACGTCTGTATTCATGAAGGTTATACTAAATGCTTACAAGGAGAGAATTTATGGATGGTTTAATAAAAGAATTATATGAATGTTATTACAGGTTAGGGCGGGATGTTTTGGGTTATTACGGCTCTGACCTAGAAGTTTTTGCTAAACAACAGGCGGAAGAAGCTTTCGTTGAACTAGGAGAATCTGTATGAGTGTTCCAGAAGATGAAGATTTAAGAGAAAGTATTTACACTGAGTGCGTTGAGGGTTTAATTGATCGTGGCTACCCTGAAACATTAGCTAGATTTGTAGCTCTTGAAGAGGCGCACAAAATCTATCAGTCTTTGCCTGAGCCTGATTTTAAGGCTTACAATGAGGAATAGATTTAATTACTGCGTTCTTGATTGTGACGGGTTTCCTATAAGGAACTTTGTTACTCTTGAGGACGCAGAATTTTTTATAGCAGACAAGCCCGACTGTGTGCTAAAATCTTTAATCATTCAACCAATAAAAATGACCAACGAAGAGTTTACCAAGAAATTTGGTGAGCCTTTATTTTAGAAAAGGAATCAAAGTGAGATGTAAAGCCTGTGATAAAATTCTTTCAGATTATGAATCAACCCGTAAAGGTGAACACTCAAAACAATATATTGACTTGTGCAATTATTGCTATTCAACAATTTCAAAGGAAATCTTAGTTAGTGAACGAGAGGATTTAATGTCTCCTAGTGCTTTCATTGATGATGATTATATAGACTAATGAGTCATTTTTTATATAATAAGCGTTGCCCTCAGTGTGCTGAACAAGGTAACGATAAATCAGGAAATAACTTAGCTGTTTATTCTGATACACATGAATATTGCTTTGCATGTGGGTACTATGAACGCGGAGATATTGTAGAGAAGTATAAGCAACAAATCACTCTAAAAACTCCGTCTAAGTTTTTTACACCCGCTTTAACTTTTAACAGTAATGCTTTGATTTACTTGAAGAAATTTGGTTTAACTGACCAAGAGGTAGAGGAAAATTATTTTTGGGATGATGATGGATTTTTAGTTTTTAACGTAGGTGCTTTTCAAAATGCTAGGAATTTTAATGACAGTTTTCCTAAGTATATTACACGAGGAATTATTCGAGGTAATGAGAAGATATTTTATAAATCTGATAATTATGTTATAATAGTAGAAGACAGCGTGAGTGCTATAAAAGTTGGACGGGTGTGTTCTAGTGTTGCGATACATAACTCAATTATCCCTCTTGAGCTTCTTGTAAGGCTTTCTAAACAGTTTTCTAATCTAGTAATATGGTTAGACCCTGACAAGCAAAAAGAGATGCTACACGAAGCAAACAAAGCTAAAATCTATTTTGAAAAAGTTAATGTTATTTGGACTGATAAAGACCCAAAAGAATTTACAACGAAAGAGATTACTCAAATATTATTTGACAAAGGAATTTCTGTATGATAGAATTATTAATTATTAAATATATATTAAATAATAATATATATAATAAATATATTAATTATATTAATTTAACTAATAAAGAATTAATTAAATTATTATATTGCATTAAACAACTTCAAGAAGATTCAGAGAAAGAACTTCTCTCCGTAGAAGACTTAGAACTTAAATTCTTTTCTGAATATCCATTCTTAAAATCTGCTGAAAAAGAAATCTTCGAGAGTATATTTGAGCAACTTCGTAGAGTTCAAATTGACGAGAGCCGTATTGAAGAATACATGCTTAAACAAAAGCAGATGGTTCAAGCTCACCGCATTGCAGAAATTGCCTTAGAAGTAACCGAGGGCAGAAAAGACTTCACTGCTATTCTAGATCATGTTTCGGATATTGATGTTGACGCTCCTCTTGAGGAAGAGATTGAGTTTGTTTCTGATGACTTAGAGCAACTTTACCAAGAACAGATTGTTACTCAAGGACTTCGTTGGAGATTACCTTGCCTTAATAAAGCAATAGGTTCTTTACGCAAAGGCGATTTTGGCTTTATCTTTGCTAGACCTGAAACAGGTAAAACAACTTTCTTAGCTAGTGAAGCAACTTACATGCTAGAGCAAACTGACCGACCCATCATTTGGTTTAATAACGAGGAACAAGGTGAGAAGGTTATGATTCGGTGTATACAGGCAACACTAGGAAAAACACAGGCAGAACTTTTTTCCGATCTACCTGAACACAAAAAACAATTTTACGAGTTGACTAAACGTAACTTAAAAATTGTGGACTCTGCTTCTATCCATAAAAGCTATGTTGAGAAAGTTTGTAAAGCAATTAATCCTGCTTTAATAATCTTCGATCAGATAGACAAGATAAAAGGTTTTGACGAGGCTAGGACTGACTTAACTCTAGGAGCTATCTACCAATGGGCAAGAGAACTAGCAAAAGACTTTGCGCCAGTGATAGGTGTCTGCCAAGCTGATGGTACGGGAGAAGGAGTTAAATGGCTTAACATGGGACATGTTTCAAATGCTAAGACAGCTAAACAAGCGGAAGCTGATTGGATTTTAGGAATTGGTAAGAGTAACCAAGAGGGTTTGGAATACGTTAGACATTTAAACATTAGTAAAAATAAACTTGTAGGAGATGAGGATTCTATACCTGAGTTGCGACACGGCAAACTTGATGTTATAATCAAACCCGAAATGGCTAGATATGAAGACCTCTAAAAATAGAATTTGTAATTTATGTAAATCTGCTGGTAAAATCTTTCACAAAGGTAAATGGTGGTGTGGGATAGACTATTTTACTTCAGATGGTGTATGTAAAAATTTAGGGACAAAAGATGAAACCAATAATACTAGATGTAGAAACAACAACGATAAATAAAGGCAGTCCTTTTTCAGTCAATAATAAACTTTGTTATGTAGGTTTGTTTGATGGCAAGACACATTATATTTTTGACATAGAATATTCAGACACGCCTTACAGAGAAACACTTGATGAGATCCAAGAAATTATTAATAACCATGACACAATTGTAGGATTTAATTTAAAGTTTGACTTACATTGGGTTCGTAAATATGGTATAGATATTACACAGTGCAGAGTTTGGGATAGTCAATTGGTACATTTTATTTTAACGAACCAACGAACACCTTACCCGTCTTTAAATGGAGTTGCAGAACACTACGGGTTAGAAAAGAAACTAGATATAGTACATGATGAATACTGGTCTAAAGGTTTAGACACATTAGATGTTCCTCAAGATATATTAGAAGAGTACTTAATAAAAGACTTAGATGTAACCTATCAAGTTTTTAATATTCAACAGAAAGAGGTTGCACTCTTACCAACAGAGCGACAAAGATTACTTAGCTTACATAATCAAGATTTACTTGTGCTAGAGGAGATGGAGTTTAATGGAATTTTATTTAATGAGAAAAAAAGTTTGGAGTTGGCTAAAGAGTTGGAAACAGAGCTTGTGGACATTAATCAAGAGCTTGTATCTATTTGCGGTATTCATGATCTTAATTTTAATAGCAACGATCACATTAGTTGTTTATTGTATGGAGGAACTGTTACAATTCCTAAGAAAGAGATTGTGGGAATTTATAAAACAGGCACTCGTAAAGGTGAGCAGAAATTTGGGTGGGTAGATTACACATATGATTTACCTAGGCTAGTAGAACCATTAAAAGGAAGTGAGCTAAAAAAAGATGGATATTTCAGTACAGATGAACAAACACTCCGTCAACTTAGAGGTTCAAAAGATGCTAAGAAAGTTATTGAACTCATACTTAAACGGAGCGGACTTGAAAAACGTAGAGGAACTTATTATCAAGGACTCCCCGAACTCAGAATTAATCAGGGTTGGACTGAAGGTAAGTTACATGGTCAACTCAACCAGTGCGTTGCTAGAACTGGACGTCTCTCTTCCTCGAAGCCAAATCTACAAAACTTTGATGGAGAGATAAAAGAACTATTTTATTCGAGGTATAGCCCATGTTAATACAAGGAGATGCTTCAGCATTGGAATGGAGATGTGCTAGTTTTTTAAGCAAAGATAAACAAGCTTATGAAGAAATATGGAATGATGTAGATCAACATACCGACAATCAAAATAGATTTGGTTTACCAAGTCGTTTGATTGCTAAGACCTTTGTATTCCGCCTTATCTATGGTGGCTCTGCTTATAGCTATGCTAACGATCCTAACTTTGCAGAAGTTAGTAAATCAGAAAAGTTTTGGCAGAAGGTTATTGATGAGTTTTATTCTAAGTATCAAGGCTTACACCAATGGCACATAAAGCTTATGCAAGAAGCGACAACCACAGGTAAAGTAGCATTACCAACTGGTCGTGTTTATGAATATGAGCCTGATCTACGCCATGGGCAAAAAGTGTTTCCGAGAACCACAATTCTTAATTACCCTGTACAAGGTTTAGGCGCAGATGTAATGACAATTGCTAGGGTCTCTTTGTTTAATCGTATGAAAAATAAGTATGATGGAGCTAAATTAGTGAATACTGTTCATGACTCAATCATTATTGATTGTAAAGATGAGCATGTAGAAAGTTTGTCAGAGTTAATGCTTCAAGTCTTTGAAGATGTACCAAAAAACTTTGAGAAACTGTTTGGGGTTAAGTTTGATCTTCCTATGAAAGCCGAGGTTCAATTCGGACAAAATTGGAAAGATATGGAAGTGTACAAAAAAACTTGACAAATAATATAAACGTGATATAATAATTATACAACTAACTCTTTTGGAGAAAATTAGAAATGATTGTAACTTTAGTAGATGTAGGACAACCTCAAAGTGTAAAAACACAACGAGGCTCTTATCAAGTATTAGAAGTCAGTTATCGTAACGACCAAGGACAAATTCAAGGAAAGAAAATAGTTTCCTTTGCTAATCCACAGGTCTTTAAAGATTTACAGACTTTTGCAAAAGATGACAAATTAGATGTTGCCGCAACCAAGGATGATAATGGTTACTGGCAATGGCAATCAGTTAAAAAATCAGATGGAACAGGAGGAACAACTGTGGCAACGAACAGCTCTTCAACACGTGTAACAGGTAGTAATTACGAAACTGCGGATGAACGTGCTAAACGTCAAAGATACATTGTAAGACAATCTTCACTTTCAAATGCTATTGAAACTCTAGCTTTAAACAAAGAGTTAGGTGGCGCAAGTGCAGATGATGTAATTAGTTTAGCAAAAATGTATGAGCAGTTTGTGTTTGATGATGGCGTCCAGGAAGAGGCATAATGAAGTCTCTTTCTTTATTCTTGTTAGCCCTATGGATTACATATGCTATATATGTGTCCATGGGGTGTAATACGGAAAGAACCATTAATATTGACGGAGAACAACCCGTACACATAGACTCTTGGGAGTCTTCTATTCAGCCTATATGATAGCTTTAATTGATATGGATCTTGTATGTTTTCGGTGTGCAGCAAGTGCTGAAAATGATCCAATTAATATAGCTATTTATAGAGCTGAAGAACTTTTAGATAACATTATATCTAAAACAAATACAACAGAGTATAGAGCTTTTCTTTCTACTAAAGATAACTTTCGCAAAACGATTTATCCTGAGTATAAAGCAAACAGAACTGCTCAAAAACCTCAGCATTTAGAAGCATTGCGTGAATATGCTATGGAAAACATGAACGCTGAGTTAGCTGAAAATAGCTTAGAAGCAGACGACATGCTTGGGATACAT